CCACCCAAAGGAAGTGGTTTTTCATATATTACTTTGTTGTGTTAGGTTCAAGAGCAATCCAATACCTGAGTTGAAGTTTCTTGGATTCAAATAGAGCTACTTTGCCACCATGAATAGAGACATCATAGCCTCCAACAAAATCCTTATTGAAATGTTGAATGCCATAAAGTTTGATGTTTTCCTGCTTGAAACAATAGCAAAAATCATCTTCTGCAACCTCACCAAGTTCAATTGAGAAGGTATTTGAAGTTTCATTCTTCTTATCAGTCACACAAATGTGCATCTGACCATCAACACCATACACGCAAAGATCAGGTACACCGTATGAACTAGATGCAAATTTCAGTTGCGAAAGAGCCTCTACTGACAGGTGAAATTTAACATCAGGTGCAGGAAGTGTGAACTCTTTTTCTGGAGCAGATATAATTAGATCAGGATCGGAATAGTAAATACGAGTCTTCTGGCTACCACTCTCGTTAGAGACAACCAGACAATTTGGATTAGACAAATCGAGTAGAGTCCGACCATCTCCACCAGCACTTTTGGAGGTGGTGATCCTGATTGCAGTCATCAAATCGCCCAGATCATAAATGGGAATCTCACGATCAAATTCTTCCTCTGATATAAACTCGGCCATGATATTTTTATTGATTGACAGAGTTGAAAGCTTATTACCAGGTTTAATATAAATTGATTTATTGATCTCTAAAAAGTTAGACAACACACTAGAAGTTATAGGACTAATTACAATACTCATTTAAATTCTCCAAGACCGTTTTCCATACGACTATAATGTTTATCGAAGTGAAGTAGTAGCATAGCATAGTGAATCACTTTTAGCAAGTCACGTTTGTTGCGACCGTCTTTATCTCCATAACGACTGCCATATTTCAGGATGTTTGCTTGACAGAAGTCTGCTGCCAGATCTTTCGCTGCCATCAAATCAATAGTTTGAATCTCTCGATAGGCATCATTATGGCCACAGTAGTGGCTACCATAAGTACTCACAACATAGTCTTCAATATCCTTGAGGATTTTGTCCTCAGTGTACTTCCACTGCATAATTAAGGTTCTCCAAAGTAAAGGGGAGGATCAGCTCCCCTGTAGTATAACAAAAAGGGAGCAATAAGTCAACCCTGATATGATTCACGAGCATGACGACGAACCATCTCTTCTGGAGATTCGTTATCGTCGTCATCAGGATTCACATTAGCATCGATCTTGGAATAAAGTTCCAAGAAAGATTGTTTGGTATCCGTATCAAAACGATTCACACATACCTCAATTGCTTTATCACGTTTGCCAAAGATCTTGTATGCTTGAGCAATATGAACTAGACGACGGGTGCTAATAATTTCATCCACACCACCATCATAGAAGGTCTTGCGAATCACTTGTGCCCAACGTACAAGTTTCTCAGCAAAGTCAGGATCTTTATCATCCATTGCAGCAGAGACAATCTTCACCTCAGTTTTCTCTGAAGGATACTCTTGCTCAAAAGTAATTGGGAAACGTTCAAGAAATGCTTCATTAAGTACGTTCGTACCGATGAACCTTCCGTCATCAGAACCCTTTCCTTTAGTATTAGCAGTAGCAACCACAGTGAAACCGTTAGCAGGACGGACATACTTACCAATCTTCTTCAAGAAAATACCTTTACCTTCTAGCACGGATTGTAGACAAAGGATTTTGTTGGAGGCGAGGTCAACCTCGTCAAGTAGCAAGATCGCTCCTCGTTCGAGGGCTTCAATAACTGGACCATTGTGCCAAACAGTGGAACCATCAACAAGGCGGAAACCGCCAATAAGGTCATCTTCATCAGTTTCAATAGTAATGTTTACACGAATAAGTTCACGCTTAAGTTGAGCACATGCTTGTTCTACACTCACCGTCTTGCCATTGCCAGACATGCCAGTGATAAACACAGGATAAAATCGTTTGGACTGAATAACCTTCTTCAGATCAGAGAAATTCCCGAACGGGACAAAACTAGGATCTTTCTGAGGAACAAAGGATACTTGTTCCTGATCGGGAATAACGGCCGCTTGAGTGTAAATGTGTTCCAGTGTCTCTACCTCCTGTTCAAGGTTCCAAAGTCCACGACCGACTTTATAGTTCTTCAGTTTGTTTGCAATCGTCTGATAATGCATTCCCATCTCAGCAGAATATACTTTGAGTGATTCTGAAGTTACGGTAGGACCGAAACGTTGAACCAGAGATGAGATGAGAAGGTCGTGGACAGAGATCATGGGTGGGTGTTTGTCGGTTACTTAAGTAGTATAGGGCATATGCCCCTGCAGGTCAAGCAATTTGACCTGCAAATTTTGATAAGATTGTCTTATTAACCATCTTACCACTCATATGTTTCTTAAATGCACTAGTCAATTGTGCTTTAGATGAAGGATCTTTTACAGCAAGATCATCAACTTCTGCTTCGTCAGGATTCCAATAACGATAAGTTACTTGACCTTTTGGTAAAGGAAGAAGATACAGTTCTTTGAATCCGCAGTTAGGAATTGCAGCACATTTTGTTTTTTCCCATTGCTTCTCAAACTGAACTGTATTAATTTGATAGTCTCTGCAAACTCTACGAATTTCCGATTTACCACACAGACGGAATCCAAGCAGATTGCAGTCAACAATATTGGAAATAAAGTCTACAAACTCATTTGTATGACTGATACTATTATGCAATTGACGAGAATAACGAGATTTAGGATCACGGAGAACAGGAGTATGCGTGACATAGAACAGAGGTTGAGAATAAACCTTGTTCAAAGCTTTGATGTGATCATTATACATTGGATTACATGCTTCACCATCGGTAAGATAAATCACATTAACTTTTTGGATCTTCTCCTCACTTTTAAATTTTTCGACAACCTGAGGAGTAGAGACGATAGTTTCTACCAAAGGAGTTCCAGAAAGAGGATACTCAGAGTTATAGGTATGACGCCAACCCGTAAATCCACAGCAACTGAAATAGAACGATTCCATCATATTATCAAGAGTCTTTGTATTCATCTTAGATGAAAAGAACTCTAACAAACGATAGTTTTCATCAATATAAAGATCCTTCTTTTTATTCTGTGTGGGACAGCCGGGAGAAACAGTTGCATTAACAAATGAATCCGAAAATCCATACACACGGAAAGGAATTGATACTTTCTTACAAAACCAAATCAGATCATACAGTTGTTTGATCGTACTAATCATACAGTTTGACATTGAACCAGACCAGTCAAGATAGAACACAAGACCATGATTCTTACCATCAGGAGTGGTAGTCACTTTCTTGAACACATCATCACTGAACTTATAACTATGAAGTCTGGAGGTATCAAGAACTCCTGTGCGAGAAGTTGATGCACGAGCATACTGATCTGCTGCTTTTTTACATTCAAACTCCTTTACCAAATAGTTGACAGATTTGATACTCTCCCTTTTATATTCCGTATATTGTTTGGCACATTTGAGTCTTTCCTCTTGATGGTCTTCACACTCTCTATTTGCATAGGTACTAAAACTAGACACAAGTTTCTGGAAAGAAACAATAGTTTGACTAAGATCAAGTTGAGGGATATTAACATACAGATATTCTTTAGCACTTTGATCCACAAGATTCTGTTGATTCTCTTCCAGGGCCTGGTAAGTTTCAGACTTCATCTCATCAACAGGTTCATGAACTTGCCAGGATCCACCAACACCACCATCCATATTGACAGAAATATCATTCTCTGCTTCCCGTTGTTTTGCCTTCTCAAGCATTTCTTCATGGGTCATAAATCCATCATAAGTGGTATCTAACCAAGGAGCATCATCTTTTTCTCCTTGCCCTTGCCCCTGCCCTGATGTAGAACCAGATTGAGCAGAAACATTAACAGGAACTTCAATCTTGTCCTCTTTCTTTCTATTCAAATATTCGACAAGTTCTTTACCCAGTTCAATCACATCTTCAAACGATTCAGTATCAGCAGCACGATTGACCCACTGGATTTCATCCTCTCCAAAATCCACAATGGTACGACTACCAACCACTCCAACTTTGTAGTGAACATTGATACGGTCAATCAATGCCATCTTGGAAAGATTTTTACCTTCCAGTTCAAAGAAGTCTTTCTGATCCAGTTCACAATACCCTTTAAAGAAAGATCGGGCCAGTCCAGGATAACGACGTTTCATGAGTTTCTCAACACGAACATCCTCCAGCACGTTCAGAATGTCCCCAGGCACCTCTAAACGTGCCTCACCATAGTCCAGAGGAGTATATAGGGCATGACCCACTTCATGACCCACTAGCATGTCATACACGTCATTGCTGACATCCTTCCAGATCGGCAGACACAGAACACGATTTTCAATATCGAAGTAGGCAGTCTCTACAGCACGGTGCTCAACGTTGAGATTTTCCGTTGCCAGCAGTTTGGCAAGAGTGCCTTTGACTTCAGTGTTGATCATGGGACCTCGTTTGTATGAAACCATAGTACTGGATCACAAGCTCAAGGTCAAGTGGTTGACCGATCAGGATTAATTATGAATGGAGAATAGGGGACTCGAACCCCTCACCCCTGCCGTGCAAAGGCAGTGCTCTACCAAATGAGCTAATTCCCCCTATCCTTCCTCAACAATTTTGCTGAAGTCAGAAATCTTATCGAATCGTATGTTCTTTTCAAACTTGTCGATAAGAATTTCACCCTTATGGGAGATTACGAACGTATTCGTAGAACTATCTAGGTTCTTAAGAATCTTCAGTAATTCCTCAGTTCCAGAAGTATCCAAGGAACTGTCAAATACTTCATCTAGAATAAGAAGATTAGTCCACACACTACTCTTCATTCTAGCAATCTCCCTCCAAGTGAAGAGAAGAGCCAAATCAATCTTTTGTTTTTCTCCTTCCGAAAACGATGCGTATGAAAACTCATCACGGTAGCGAGACTTAATGATCTCATCAAACTCTTCATCTAAAGTGAAGTTAACATAAAAATCCATGCTTGTCAAGTACTTATTGATAAGCTTGTTGATGACAGGAATGTACTTCTTGATGATCTGAGATTTGATTCCATTATCTTTTAGAAGATTTGCAATGACTTCATACTCAACTCTTGTCTTTGATACTTGAGCACAACGTTCTTCAATCTCAGATTGTTCTTCCCGATAAACTTCTAACTTACCTTGCATCTTTGCAATGTCGGGTGATTCATCAAGACGTTGAATTTCCAATTGAATCTTTGAGATTGATTTCTCATTACGGGAAATCCTATCTCGCAACCTGCTAATGTTGTGTATGTTATCTTTTAACTTGTTCTCTCGTTTAATAAGAACCTCTAATTGATCATTAGTAGAAATAATTTTTTGCTGGAGCTTTATACATCCAGTATCAAATTGTTCAGAATTATTACGAAGATCGGATAATTTCCGATCTTTGAACTCACTATCGATAATCTGATCACATGTAGGACAAGTATCATTCTCTGTAAAGAATGCAATATCCTTTTGGGTATAATAAAATCTATTCTGAAGTTTATTCAAGATAGCATTTGCATTTTTTAGATCTTTCTGAAGATTCTTGATATCAACAATTTCAGTATGAATATCTAAATTTTCTGCCTCAAAGATATTGATGTCTCTAGTATACTCAAAGACTTCTTCTTCCAGAACAGAAATATCTTTGATCTTCAAATCAATCTCACCCACATTCGTTGTTTGCGAATTGCGAATATGATCCTCCTGCATTCTGACCTTAGTCTCTGCTGCTTTTAATTCATATCCACATTCTTTTTGCTTTTCTAAAACCTGGCGAAGTCTATCTTTTAGGAGAACATTCATTGTAGAAAAGATTTGAATGTCCAGAATATCTTCAATGATTTCTCTCCTATATGCAGGAGTTAACTGCATGAATGGAACGAATGTCGATGATCCCAGAATTACTACCTGAGTAAAAGACTTGTAGTTCATCTTTAGAACATTTTGTTCTAACCACTTTTGTTGGTCTGACGCAGCTGCAACTTGATCTACAAAGACATCATCTCTATAGATTTCAAATTTGTTTGGTTTAATACCTCTATTGATTCTCCATACGACATTACCAATCGTAAATTTAATCTCAACTACACATTCCTTTTCGTTGATACTATTGACAAGTTGTGGTTTGTTGATCTTACGGAATGGTTTGTTAAACAAAACAAAACAAATAGCGTCAAGGAGAGTTGACTTCCCAGCACCGTTTGATCCCTGAACCAAAGTCGAAGGACTTGTATCCAGATCTAGTTGTGTAAATTGATTTCCAGTAGAAAGAAAATTTTTCCAGCGAATCGTGTTAAAAGTAATCATTGAGGAGGAATTACAACATCATCAGGTTCAATAAAACAATAATTATATCCATAAACAGCACAGTTTTGTGTTACTTGGTCTTCATCACATTCCTGTATTTCTAGTTGATCGTCAAAATCATCGGCTTCTAAAAGTCCATGGTATCGAATAGCATCATCTTCTTGAGAAAATATTTGTACAGTTCTTTTACCATCTTTATTCATTACGGCATAAACACCGCCATGTCTTTTAGATACTAGTATATACATTAGACCTCGCAAGCTTCTAGATAAAGGGATCTTACTATGGACTTAATAGATTCTTTGTTAGCATTAAACTCTACATCATCTATATATTTGTCCAACATGGTCATAGTATCTTCGGTTTCTACATCATCAGATACCTCTCCATATTCTACAGATAGATCTTCGATAATCTTGAGATCTGCAACTCCTGCATCATACAACATCTTGATCAGTCTGTCAAACTTTAGTTGATCCTGTTTATCTTCAACAATTACTTTGACATACTTGCCTTGATATCTACTAACATCTTTCCAATCCGTAGCATCCCTATAAAAGATTTTTTCAAACATAGTATAAGGATTTTTAACGTATTCAAGTTCTAGATTGTCAGTATCTAGAATATGAAATCCCCTAGTTGCTTTATAATCGTTCCAATACAACTGGTATGGATTTCCAAGGTAATAAACATTACCTTTTGATGACTTTGTATGAAAATGTCCTGAAAGGACTTTTTCAAATTTAGCGAACGGTTCAGTAGATATTCCATGTTCCATTACAATACCAGGGACACTCTCAAAACCAGTAAACTCAAGATGGCCCACACAGAGAGTTGAAGTAGATTGTTCCAGAAGTTCGTAAACTCTGGATCGATTATCATCACATATCCAAGGGATGCCAAGTACAGGCAAAGAACCAAGAAGGAATTCACCAGGGCTATCCACAACCTGAATGTTTCCATACTCTCCCAAGAGGAGAGATGGGGCATTAATTCGGAGAGTGTTTTTATAGTAGATGTCATGGTTTCCTACGAGCATGGTCATTTTTACACCCAGTTTTTGTAACGGGGTAAACCACATTTCTTTCGCTGCTTCTAGCGAACTGAAATTAACAGATTTACGACGATCAAAAGTATCACCCAGGCAAAGAACTTGCCTAATTTTATTCTTCTTAATGTAAGGAATAACTACCTTGGAATAAAATTGTCGGTAGTACTCGACATAAATTTGTGAATCATTACGAACACCAAAGTGTTGGTCAGTGATAACAAGTACTTTCATAATCAATAACGATAGCTGTATTCAATGTTAGCTTTAATTTGATTGTAGGAATTGTTTATATCATCTCCATCTGAAGAGAAGACTTCTTCATATCCAGACCTCTCAATTAATTTGTCTTTAATATCCATTTGACGTTTTTCTTTTGCAATCCTTCTAAGAAAAGCATAAAACACAATCTGCGTGAAGTATGCAAAGGGATTCTTAGATTTTTCTGGATCAAAATTATCAACGTATTGAATACAATTTTCTATACCGTCACAAATCATATCATCTTTATACATGTAATTAATAAAGTTTGGACGATAAGATAAGTGAGTAGCAATCTTTAAAAAACATCCCCCAATGTAATTGTTGACTCTTGGTTTTTCAAGTCCATCAGCTTCGGCTTTTGCAACACTTTTTTTATATTCGACAAGAGCACGCAAAAACTCCTTATTATCTAGATAGTGTTGCTTTTTCTTTTCCATCATAAGTTGACTTAATGTGTTGGTATTATAATCTTAACGAAAGAAGTTGTCAAGGGTCTTGACAACTTGGAAAATTACATGTACAATAACTCTGTAGGGGTTCAAAAGTTATCTTATAGAGTTTTAAAGATCCTTTCCAACTTCCTTTTAATCTCTGCTATCTTGCCTTTGTGGCCCATTTCTTGATCTAGAGGAAGTTTAGCTTCTTCTATTGCTGTTTCAACATCTTCTTTTTCAGTAGATTTCTTAATAAAAAGTTCATACATAAATGTCATCTCTTGTGATAATCCACCCATCGTCATAATATCTTTTTCGTTAATGATGTAAAAATCTTCACTAGAAAATTCCATCCACTTATTCATTGACACTCCTTTGACGCCTCTTCCCTCTCCTAGAGATTTAGTGACAACTGATATCTCTACAGGATCTTGAACGTATATTACTGAGACACCTTCATCTTCTGTTGCAAAGCCTTTTCCGATGATTGTTTCACCAGAAACTAACTTCACTAGGAAGTGGAATTCTTCATCATGACGGACGTAGTTAATCATAGGATTCTTTTAAGCGAACTTCTATTATTTCATAATCAAATTTTTCTTCATTGTATATCTTAACTCTTTCAACTAAATGGTTTAGGGTAAAGTTTTTCAAATTGTTATTAGAAAT